AGGGTACCAACTGGTATCCACTACAAACAACAAGTTCAGGATGGTCAGCAACAACAATAACATCAGCAACAGCAAATGCATTTAGTGGACAAAAATTATTTATAGACACTACCAGTAATGCAATTACAGTAACATTACCATCAGCCCCAGCTGTTGGAGATGAAATTTCTTTCATGGATGTTGCAGATAATTTTGGTACACTTGCATTAACAATAAATCCAAATGGTAAAAAAATATTTGGAGCAACAGCAAACGGAACAGTTTCAACAGATGGAGCTGCATTTACGATTGTGTTTACAGGAAATACTCACGGCTGGAAAATAACGGAGAAATAGTATGGCAACGTACGAGTCTAGAAGATACGATCTACCAATTCAAGCGAACACGATTGCTGACAAGTCTATTAGTAATGAGGAGTTTCAACGACTCAATAATGTTAGTTCAAATATTCAAACACAGCTAGATAGTAAACTAAACTCAGCGGGAGCTTTTACGGTTCAAACAGGAATGATTTTACCTTGGTCTGCTCCTATAGCAAATATACCTACGGGTTATTTGGGTTGTACAGGAGCAAATGTTTCACGTTCTACTTACAGTGCCTTGTTTGCTCTCATTGGAGTTGTATATGGATCAGGTGATGGGTCTAGCACTTTTGGACTACCAAACTTTCAAAATAGAATGGCAATAGGTAAATCAGGAACATATGGTCTTGGTACCACAGGTGGTGCTACAACTGAAGCGTATACTCCTAGTGGATCTGTTTCTGTTAGTGTAGCTAACCACACACTAACAACAGCTCAAATGCCAAGTCACACCCACTTTATTATGAAAGAGGGCAGTGTAACAACAAACGGTGTTTTTGGTGCTGTCACTAATCCTACCGCATACAAAGGTGGTGCAGGTGGTATGGGTTCATCTGACTATCATGTTCAGTTTAGTACAGGGAATCCTGATGTTGGTGCTACGAATGCCGTTGGTAGTAGTCAGGCTCACGGTCACAGTGGGTCATCTGGCTCTTTCAGTGGTAGTGCAGCAACTCTTGACATTCTAAACCCTTACATTTCTATTAACTTTATAATAAAAACATAATATGGCTACATACGAATCAAAAAAATATGCAACGATACCAATACTAGCAACACAAATTGCGGATCAATCTGTTAGTAATGCAGAGTTTGAAACCTTAGATGGAGCAGATACTAGTACAACTATTCAAGCACAGTTAAATTCAGTTCTTGGTGCCGGCGGTGGTACAATGACCGGTAATCTAAATTTTAATGACGACGTCAAAGCAAGATTTGGGGATAGTCAAGATTTAGAAATCTTTCACGACGGTAATGATTCTATCATAGCAGATACAGGAACAGGGGCTTTAGAAGTGAGAGCTTCTGTGCTTAATGTACGTAATGCTGCTGACAGTCAAGATATGATTCAAGCGACAGAAGGCGGAGCTGTTACTCTATATCATAACAACAGCGCCAAGGCAGCTACAACGTCTTCTGGTTTAAACGTTACCGGGACATTGTCTGCAACAACTGCAATAAGTGGTCCTTTGTCTGGTAATGGCTCTAGTATAACAAGTATAAATGGTTCAAACATTTCTTCAGGAACTGTTGCTGATGCAAGAATATCTACTTTAACTTCAAGTAAATTATCAGGGCCTTTACCTGCAATCGATGGATCAGCATTAACTGGTTTACCGACAGGTGTTGCAACGAGTGTAACCGATATAGGATCAATACAAGTTTGTTATTATGATATTACTAATTCAACAGCTTCCATAGCTAGAGGTAGCACAACGTCAGGAGCTAACTTAAAGGTAGTGACTTATTCAGTTTCAAACCTTCTTTTTGCTAAAAAAACTTTTAGTGGATCTCAACCAGCTCCAGCAGGTGGTACTGCAATTGGAAGTGGTACTTGGTTATCTTTAACAGGAACTGCAACTGCAAATGTTACAGGCGGTACTCAATACGGTCCTGGTTTATTTCTTAGGATTTCATAATGCCTTTAATTAAAGCACAGTTTGCTCCGGGTATAGATAAACAAACTACAACTTACGGTGCGGAGGGTCGTTGGATAGATGCAAAAAATGTACGTTTTAGATCAGGTCTTCCAGAGAAAGTTGGTGGATGGAGCAAAGTTGTTACAGGTAAAAAAATTGCAGGTGTTGCAAGAGCAAGCACAGCTTGGGTTTCTTTGGCTGGTGTTCGACATTTAGCACTAGGAACTGATAGAAAATTATATGTGTACGTAGAAGGTGTTTTTTATGACATTACACCAATCAGATTGGAGGCAGCGTTGACTGGTCCGTTTGCCATGACTAGTGGATCACCAATAGTTACAGTTACACATAACTCTCATGGAGCAGCACAAGGTGATTTTGTAACCTTTGATTCTTTTTCTACTGCTCAAGGATTAGATATGAATAACGAGTTTGAAGTTACAGAAGTTGTTGATGGAAACAGCTACAAGGTAACTCATACAAGCAATGCCAGCGGTACAGCAAGCTCGCAAGGTGGAACGGGGAACGCGAAATATCAAATAACAACCGGGACAAATGTATCATCTTTTGGTTTTGGATGGGGTACTGGAACGTGGAACGCGAGTACTTGGAATACACCAAGGTCTACAAGTGCTATTGAGCTGGAAGCGACATATTGGAATCTAGATACTTTCGGAGAAGACCTTTTAGCAATCAGGAATGATGATGCTCTATATCGTTGGGACTTATCAAACGGTACAAATAATAGAGCTGTAAAAATATCAGCAGCACCTGGAACAAATAGACTGGTTTTAGTTTCTTCTCCTGACAGACACGTATTTTTATTTGGAACAGAAACAACTATAGGAAACGGTACAACTCAAGATGATTTGTTTTTACGTTTTTCTTCACAAGAAGATTTTAACACATGGACACCTCTATCAACAAACACAGCAGGTTCTTTTAGAATACAAGATGGTTCTAAAATTGTTGCAGCAGTTAGGTCAAGGGGTTCTATTCTTGTTTGGACTGATACAGCACTACACGCTTTGAACAACATCGGACCGCCATTTATATTTGGTCTAAACCAAATCGGTGCGAACTGTGGTGCGATATCTGCAAACTGTGTAGCTGATGTAAACGGTGTTACTTTCTGGATGAGTCAAACCGCTTTCTATCAGTTTGATGGTGCGATCAAAAAATTAGATTGTACTGTGCAAGATTTTGTATTTGACGATATTAACTCAACGGCAAACGGACAGGTTTCTATTGCAGTTAACACAGATTTTAATGAAGTAACTTGGTTTTATGCATCATCAAGTTCTGATTTTCTAGATAGAAGTGTTACATACAATTACTTAGAAAATGTTTGGTATACAAACAGTGGTTTTGTTAGATCTAGTTGGGTTGATCGAGGAGTGTACCCATTGCCTTATGCAACATATTACGATGCAACTTCTATTCCTAACAACGAAACTATTTTAGGTGTAACAGCAGGGTGTACAACTTTATACAGGCACGAGGACGGTTTTAATGATGATGGTGCCGCCATGGATTGTCAAATTACAAGTGGTGATTTTGACATTGAAGAAGGCGATGAAGTGTTTTTATGTTCAAGAGTTATACCTGATTTTAAAGATCAAGCAGGCAGCACTGATATAAAAATAGAATTTGCAAATTACCCAGCAAGCACAAACACAAGAAGTTTTACAGGCACAACGTCTGCAACTACAAAATTTTTCTCTACCAGAGGCCGAGGTAGACAAGCAAATATAAAAGTATCTAGTAATGCTGTAGATTCAAACTGGAGATTTGGAACGGTTAGATTAGACATTCGGCCGGATGGAACTAGATAATGGCAAAAATTAATATTACAAGATTACCCTTACCTCAAGATAAATTTGATAGGCAGCAGCAAGATATTCTTATTCGTGAGCTGGAGAACATAATTAACCAATTGAACTTTACGTATCAACAAGACCTACGTGAAGAATTAACAGCAAGGAGCTGGTACTTAGGATGAGTGACGTATATAAAAATAGAAGTGTTGTTTTGGCAAATACAGCAAAGACAACAGTTTATACTGTGCCCACAGCTGATGTGTCGACTACACCACCACAGAAACCCGTACAAGCAATAATTAGATCTATACGTATTTGTAATGTATCGGGGGGTGCTGTAACAGCCGATGTTGTAAATACAGACGCTAGTGTGGGGTCAGATGTTAATATTACAAGTGTTTTATCTATTGGAGCAAACACAGCCACAGAACTATTATCACAACCACTTATTGTTGAGAATAGTGATGCTATCAAAGTTACGGCTAGCGCTGGTGGTGCTTTACACGTAATAGTATCGGTATTGGAAATATCATAATGAAAAAGATACAAGATTCTAAGGTTTTGGGTACTCAGATGATAGAAGGCAAAGAAGTGCCTATATTGCAACCTGAAGTCTATGAGAGAATATATTGTAAAAATTGTGGAAATGAGGTAGATTCACATGAACAGGCTACGGGAGTCTGCAGCAATTGTGGTGCACCTTGGGCAGAGCACAAGGCCACTGACATACAGGTTAAAGTGATTCAGATACCGATTGGTTCTGGCTCAGGCGAATAACAAGACTGACCATCTTGCGGTAATTTATGGATGATCTATTAGACATCATAGGACTATATAAAGATCACTATCCGCTATGGTCCAGCGATAGCATAAAAGACATCTATTATCACGCTTACCCATCATTAGTACTAGGCCAATATACCATAAACAAGGATGAAGATGGTATATATGGTTTTACAAACTGGGCCTTACTAGACGATAAAACTGAACAAAAATTTTTGGATAACAGGGCGATAGGATTTAATGATTGGAAAACTGGAGACAAGATTTGGATAATAGATTCTATTTACACAAAAGAGCATAACGGTATGAAATTTAATAAAACATTTTTTACACATTTATTTGGACCAGACCAACAAGTTAACTGGCTTAGACTTGCCCACAACGGATTAATTAAAAAACATTTTACAGTTACCACTAAGGAGTGTTGGTTATAATGGGATCGGTCAAGAAAAAACTAGCAAAAGGTCTTAAGAAAATAACACCAAAAGAAATAGCTCCCATTTTACCTTTTGTGGCTATGGCTATTCCTGGAATGCAAGGCATAAGTCCTTTCTTAAGATATGCACTACCACAGTTATTGACAGCAGCTGCTTCTTCAAGACAAACAGGAGATATTAATTTACTAAACCAAGCATTAGCACTTGGTGCCAGTTATGCAGCTGGGCCCGGTACAGCAGGTGCAACAAACAAAGAACTTGCTTTTGCCGCTGACGCCCCTCAAGCTGCTATGCAGCCAAATGCACCCATGGTTACTGGTCAACCTCCTGTTGGAGGTATACAACCGACCGTTGCATCTTCTATGCAACCAACACTAGCTGCAACTGATCCAGCAGCTTTTGCTAATTTAAACGCAACTGACTTTGAAGCTTTCAAAGCAGCCAACCCTGGAGTTAAAAACACTTTTATGCAAAACGTAAATGCAAGTTTAAGACCAATAGGTGAAGGCATACAGGCTATAGGATCTGGAGATCTATTTAATTTAAAAGGACTAATGACTGTTGGTTCTTTAGGCGGAACTGCAGCTGGAACAGACTATGCAAAGAAAAAAGAAATAGAGTTTGACGAAGATGAAGCACAAAGAATGGGCTATATAACTGATTATGCTGATGCCCTTGCTGCATTTAAAAATTATTTTAGAGAGCAAGATTATGGGCTATCAGATGTTTATGGAACTGGAAATGTACCTAGTTTCTTAGCAGCTGATGGTGGCCGTGTAAAATTACAAGAAGGCGGGCTTCCTCAAGTGTCAAGTTTGACTGAATTTAACATGCCACCAATAGGAAATACATTCGAACAAAAAAATAATCCAATGTCTCAAATACAAAACACAGTTAATCAAGCAATTGATAACATGCAAGGCAACTTAAATCAAAATTTACAAAACTCATTTAAGACAGAAACAGTTGACGCTATCGTGCCTAATGATCAACAAGCAACTCTAGCTAGTTCTAGAATGATGCCAGTTAACCGATTACCTTCAGGTATACTAGGTATGTTAGGTGGAGGTAATATGAACTTACAAAACTTTATGGCTATGCGTCAACAAGCTATGAATAGAGTTAGACCACAGATGGGTTATGCGATGGGCGGTGAAGTTGCTCCAGGTATGCCGGCAGGAATGCAAGTAGATGGACGTAACGGCACATTTATACCAATGGGTGTACAAGAAAAAGCTGACGATGTGCCAGCAATGTTATCAAAGAATGAATTTGTAATGACAGCAGATGCCGTAAAAGGTATGGGTAATGGTAGTGCAGAACTAGGAGCACAAAGAATGTATGATCTTATGAATAATCTGGAGGCAAAAGTATAATGAATCAAACATACGATCAAAGATATCAAGCCATTCTGGATGCCAGAAAAAATTTACCAAAAGATTCAATATCTGTTAACGAAGGGTCACCGGCTTATGAAGCTTTATTGGCTTCTTATGCGCCACAACTAGCAGCTATAGGTCAAGTTCCTATTGATCAAGCTACTCTTACACCACAAGCAGCAGCTCAAACAGATTTACAACAACAAGCAGCGACACTAGCCGCACAACAAGCAGGACTTATTGGTGCTAACCAAGAAATGGTATTCAATCCTACTACGGGAACATTTGATATTCCTGCAGGTGCACAAGCAGGAGTTGCTGGCTATCAACAATTTTTAGATGATGCTCAGAGTGCTGCTACAGCAGCTCAACAAGCAGCAATTGCAGGGCAAGGTGCGGGACAAGCTGGTATAGCTTCCGCTCAACAACTTGCAAACTTAATGGGCACACAATCAATAGCAGGTCAAGACGCTGGAGCTCAGTTCTTACAACAAGCTCAAGGATTCCAAGGACCTACTGCTTATCAACAATTCATGTCACCTTACCAACAAGACGTCATTGATGCTACAATGGCAGATATGCAAACCAAACTTGCTGAGCAACAAGCACAGCTAGGTGCTTCAGCGGGTCAGGCGTTTGGGGGAGGACGCTTCGGAGTGGCTCAAGGGCAACTTGCATCTTCAGGAGCTATCGGTCAGGCATTGGCAGCAGCTCAGTTAAGAGAACAAGGATTTAACACTGCTCAACAACTAGCATCAAATGCTTTCCAACAGTCATTGGCTCAAGCACAGGCGGCTCAGCAACAAGCTGGACAAAATGTATCGTTGCTTGGAACAGCACAACAAGGACAACTTGCAGGATCACAAGCAGAGCAACAACAACTTGCACAGACACTAACAAATCTTACAGGTGTTGGAACTACGCAACAACAACTTGCATCATTACAACCTCAGTTAGCTGCTCAAACTATTGGTCAAATTGGTCAGATGGGTGCGCAACAACAAGCTCAAGCACAAACTGTTCTTGATACAGCTAGAGCTGCAAGACGACAAATTGCATATGAGCCATATGAAAGACTAAGTTTCTTCGGTCAACAACTAACAGGTATCAAAGGTGGATATCCAGGAGCTACATTTAGTTCTGCGCCTGCTGCAGGGACAAGTCCAACAGCGGGCT